TTTGAAGAACCAAAACAGGGCAAATTATTAATTTGGCCTTCAGATTGGCTTTATATGCATAGGGGTGTAATTTCACCTACAGAAACAAAATATGTTTTAACAGGATGGTTTACCCATTTTAACCCACAACAAGATGAGCAAATTCCCCCTAACTCCATATAACCAATTTCAACCAACATCAAATTGGAATACATTTTACTACTGGAAAAATGTGTTTAATGACCAAATGATTAGGGAACTAACCAATATGGTTTATGCTAATTATAAATTTTCTAAAGGTAGAACGGGTGTAGCTGAACTAGGTACCGATACTGATTCATATAAAACTAATAATCGAGACATAGCTTATATTAAACCTGAGGCCCATTCACAATGGTTATATGAATTATTATTTCCTATGGCTTTAGAGGCAAATGAAAACTCATTTCAATTTGATATTGATATTGTTACTGATCCTATCCACTATGTAATTTATCCTGAAGATGGAGGACATTTAGATTGGCATATGGATGTAGGTGCACATGGTGTAAATAAACGCAAACTAGCAATGACAGTTCAACTATCAGATTCATCTGATTATGAAGGTGGTGATTTTGAGATATGGATGGGTGGTAAAGATGGTTTTGTAACTGTACCAAGAGAAAAAGGAGATGTAATAGTATTTCCTGCTTTTTGTATGCATAGAGTAAAACCAATAACAAGAGGAGAAAGACGTTGTCTAGTATTTTGGACTGGAGGACGTCCATTTAGATAAAATAAAATTATGGAATTTAAGGTTTTTGAAAGGTTATGGTGGGCAACTCCGGTTTGGGAATGTCCCGTAAAAGATATTGATAATCAATCAATTAAAGAATACTGTTTAAAAGTTAGAGAAGAAAAACCGGGTGTTAATATCTCAAATAGAGGTGGATGGCATAGTGGTGAACTTATTACCCCTATACCCCCATCACTCGAGCAACTATTTAACGAATTAACTGTATTTGTCAATGATGTACCGCAGCGCTATATGGGGACGTCAAACCTTATATTAGGTAATTGGTGGATAAATATTAACGGTAAATACGACTATAATGAACAACACGACCATCAAAATAGTGTATTAAGTGGTACATATTATGTTTCTGTCCCTGAAGAAGATATGGGTGATCTAGTATTACACCGAGGAGATAATGCCGAATACTTTTTAACCTCTAAAGTAGACAGAGAACAAACAATGGCTAATGCTATGATGGTTCCATGCCCTGTTAAAGAATCTATGTTTTATTTATTCCCTTCTTGGGTCAAACACTCAGTAGAAAGAAACAATACAGACTCAGAACGTATATCTATTGCCTTTAATTTCGTGTCTCCTAGACAATAGTTTTGTATATTATAAAGTATGAATAACCAACCTATTAAATACGAAGTATTAGATTTATTTCCAACTCCTTTATTTACTACGGAGTTGCCTGAACAATATGGGCGTATAACTGAATGGTTTTACCAACAGGAAATGATAGGTGGAGATGATGATGAAAAAGGAGTAGATGAAATTAATTATGGTCAACGTTCTAAAAACTCATATATTTTAGATGAACCTGAAGCTCATGAAGTAAAAACTTATGTTTTAGGTTTAGTTAAACTTTATGGTGATATGTTAGGATATGATTATGAATCCTACAGATTTGGTCAATCATGGTTATCATATAAATTCCCAGGACAACAACATATCCAACATACACACCCTAATAGTTTAATTTCTGGAGTATTTTATTTTGGGCTCCCAACAGAAAAAACACCTGCAATTAAGTTTCATGATATGAGAGGTGGGATGAAAACATCTTATATTTCTCCTAAAAAAGTACCAGATAAACGTGAATTAAAATATGCTTGGGAATTTTTTAATGTAAATTTCTCCCCTGGTTTACTTTTACTATTCCCTTCTTATTTACACCATTCTGTACCTGTAAATAAATCTGATTCTGTTCGTTGTAGCTTAGCATTTAATGCTGTTCCTACAATAGGATTTGGGGAAGAAGGCAGTCTAACAGAATTAAAATTTTAATATGCAACAAGGTTATATATATCAACCTAAACAATCCACTATCAAACAAGAAGAACCAAAACCTACTACAGAAGAAAAATATTTTATTTGGCATATTCAAGGTGGTTTAGGTAAAAATGTAGCGGGCACTGCTCTAATACAAGACATAAAATCAAAATATCCTGATCGAAAACTAATAATGGTTACTTCTTGGCCTGAAGTATATTTAAATAATCCTGATGTAGATAGAATATACCAATTAGGTCAGGCTCCTTACTTCTATGAAGATTATATTGAGGGAAAAGATGTAATTATTTCTAAACACGAACCATACCACCAAACAGACCATATTACTAAGAAAAAACACTTAATTCATAATTGGTGTGATTTAATGGGTATAGAATACAAAAACCAACAACCAGTTATATTACCTAATTATCCCCAAGGTATGCTTTTGGGTTTATGGGAAAGACCAAAACCTATAATGGTTATACAAACCGGAGGAGGACCAATGGAAGGTCAAAAATATAGCTATTCTTGGACCCGGGATATGCCTGTAGAGGTAGCACAAGAAATAGTTAGAAAATACTACCAACAATACCACATCATTCAAGTAACCAGACCAGATGGCTATCAGTTAGATAATGTAGAAAGACTAGATCAAAAAATGTCTAATATGGAATTATTTTCTCTATTAGTAAGATCAGAAAAACGTATTTTAATTGATTCATGCTTACAACACGCCGCAGCAGCATTAAATAAAAAATCCACAGTATTATGGGTTGGTACTTCCTCTAAAGTATTTGGCTATAGTGGTCATACCAATTTAGAGGCAAAACTAACTAAAAAGGCAAACCAACTTATAGGCTCATATACATTTGATTATCAATTTGAAAATAACATTCATGAATGTCCCTATATGGATGTAAAACAAATGTTTGATATTAATACAGTTTTATCTAATATATAATGAAACAAACTATATTTTATCAATCTTCTATGCCCCGAGCTGGAAGTACTTTACTGCAAAATATAGTAGGGCAAAATCCTTTATTTCATGTTACTCCTACCTCTGGTATGATTGATATGATGCTTGGTACTCGTATTGGATACAATGGTAACCATGAATCTAAAGCAGGAGATGTTAAACAATGGAAAGAAGGTTTTTATGCCTATTGTAGAGAAGGATTTAAAGGTTATACAGCAGCCCTTACAGATAAACCTTACATTTTAGACAAAAACAGAGCATGGGGTGCTTATTATGCTATAATGAATGAAATACTAGAGCAACCACCTAAAATAGTTTTTATGGTTCGCGATTTAAGAGCTATTTTAGCCTCTATGGAAAAAAAATTTAGAGCTAATCCTGATATAGATGATGGTATATTAAATAATATTACTTTATCTAATATAACAACCCAACAACGAGTTGAAACATGGGCCAATAGCCACCCAGTAGGATATGCATTACATAAACTAAATCAATCTATGTTAGATAAAACAGCATATAATTTCTTCTTTATCCGCTATGAAGATTTATGTACTAACCCAGAGGGGGTATTTAAAGATTTATATAAGTTTTGGGGGTTAGAATATTTTCAACACGACTTTAATCATATACCCCAAATTACAGTTGAAGATGATACGGTACATGGGATATATGGTGACCACACAATTAGAAATACTTTAGGGGCATTACCTGATGATTCAAAAGAAGTATTAGGTGATTTTACTTATAAATGGGTTCATGATAACTTTAAATGGTATTTTGATACATTTAATTATAGTCTCTAATATTTATTATTAAACACTTTTTTTATGAGTTGGACCTATAAACAAAACGAAATAGGCGATCTCTCACAATTTCCAGAAAACACTTTAGGATTCGTTTACATGGTTACACATAAAGCCACAGGTAAATCTTATATTGGAAAAAAAATCCTATATCATACTAAAAAAATGAAAATAGGAAAACGTGAGTTAGCTAAAATGGAACATGTAGTAGGTAGAAAACCTTCCTATAAACTTGCAGTTAAAGAATCAGATTGGAAAACATATTATGGTTCCCAAGCTGAAATCAAACAAGTATTGCTAGAGGAAGGACCAGAGGCATTTGATAGAGAAATTCTTAAATTTGCTACTACTAAAAAATTACTTACATACTATGAGGTAAAATACCAGATGATATATCAAGTTTTAGAAAAACCAGATGAATTTTACAATGATAATGTTTTAGGTAAATTTTATACTAAAGATTTTGCCGAAGCAGAATTTGTAGATATTTTTGAGGACAACGAATAGTTTTGTACATTACCACTTATGGTAAACCAGTTATTAGTTAATTTAGTTAATTCTGTTTTAGGATCAGGCAAACAAACAGCACGTAACAATTATGCTTACCACTGTCCGTTTTGTCATCATCATAAACCTAAAATGGAGGTAAACCTAACAGAAAACCGAGAAGGTAAAAATCCTTGGCACTGTTGGGTTTGTGATAAAAAAGGTAATACCCTTTATCAACTATTTAGACTAATGAAAGCCCCGGGTGATAAAATATCAGAGGCAAAATCACTTATATCTTCTTCCCGTTCTATTAAAGACACTAAAGTCGAATATAGTGTTGCGTTACCTGATGAATATATATCTCTATCTACCGGTGATTTAAGCGATATATCTGCTCGCCACGCAATAGCGTACTTAAAAAAACGTAACATTAGTAAATACGATGTTTTAAAGTACAATATAGGCTATTGTAAAGAAGGCAGATACGCAAATATGATTATATTACCAACTTACGATAAAGATGGTAGCCTAAATTATTTTACAGCTCGTTCATTTGAGAAAGAACCTTATGTAAAATACCGCAATCCAGAAGCATCTAGAGACATTATTCCAAACGAACACTTGATAAACTGGGAAATTCCTATTATATTGTGTGAGGGAATGTTTGATGCAATTGCTATTAAACGAAATGCTATACCGTTGTTAGGAAAAAACATACAAAGTAACTTAATGAAACGAATAGTTACTTCAGTAGTAGATAAAATTTATATTGCATTAGATAAAGATGCAATTAAACAAGCTTTACGTTTCTGTGAAAACTTAATGGCAGAAGGTAAAGAAGTCTATCTTGTTGATATGCAAGATAAAGACCCAAGTGAAATGGGCTTTGTTAATTTCACCAAACTAATCCAAAATACATTTCCACTTACCTATTCAGGTTTAATGGAAAGAAAATTGGCCCTATGATCAAAAAGTCATATAATCGTATTCTTGAAATATCCAAGGATCACAAGCAAATTACTTTACCTGATTCCAGGTACTACAGACGTAATGGTGAATTTTATCCATCCGTAACATATGTTTTACAAGCTTACCCTAAAGGCAAACACTTTGAAGATTGGCTTAAACGACATGGCTACACAGCAGACTATGTTGCTAGAAAAGCAGCAGAGGAAGGAACAGCAACACATGAGCTAATTGAAGAATATTTCGAGGGCCATGAAATGAAATATCTAAACGATAAAGGCAGACCAAAATACGATCCTAATATTTGGAAAATGTTTTTAAAGTTTGTAGATTTCTGGGAAACATACAAACCAACACTTGTAGAGGCAGAAACACACCTATTTTCTGAACAACTTAAAGTAGCAGGTACAGTTGATTTAATATGTGAGATAGATGGGGAACGATGGGTTATAGATTTTAAAACATCTAACCACTTACAAACAACATACGATTTACAGGGGGCAGTATATGCTCAATGTTTTGAAGAATGTTTTGGTAAAAAAGTAGATCGTGTAGGTGTATTATGGTTAAAATCAAGATCTAGGGGTGAAGACAAATCTGGAACCAAACTAAAAGGCAAGGGATGGGAAATATATGAATCACCTCGTTCACAAGAGGAGAATCTGGATATATTTATGGCCGTAAAAAAGATATTTGACTTAGAAAATCCTAAGCATAAACCAGCTACTGAAACATTTGAGACTGTAGTTCAACGTAAAGCGTAAGCACGGGATCCCCTTTTTGAGAGTAGGTGTATAGTTGGGGCTCAAAAAGTAAAGATTCCGTGCGTTATATTTGGAGGGGCGAAAGCCCCTTCGTATATTTACCCCGTTAAATTAAAAAATAAAGGTTATGCGTAAAACAATTGCTTCTCAACAAACACTTGAAAACATTATTTATCAATTACTTGACAACAACCAAATCACTCCTGAAACTTGTGATGATTTAATTACTGCTGT